GAACACAATAAGAGTACAGCATATTTTTACATGGATGAATTTGGATTAATAGGCGCTATAGATGTAAATCATTATGAGTTATACGGTCTTCATAATTTTATTAATAATTTTCCAGAAATAAATAACGTTTCTACTCAGAATAAAGAATACATTGTTCACTGTATGATAAGTAAAAATAAAGAAGTTTTAGGGAATTTAATAAAAGGATTTGTAGAAAATAAAAAACCAAATAATATTTATTTTTTTAATATTAAATCAGGTACTTATAAAAAATGGTCTTCAGATTATCTAAATAAATTAATAAGTCTTTATGCAACAAAATCTACAAATAATTTAGATTCTACTATTTCTTAATATACCAGCAATATAACTATCTACTTGATGATTAGAAGCGATTTCAAGAGTTTCTTTAATATTATCTTGATTCTTATCTACTGGACTCTCAACATAACTAGAAGCAGTTTCAATCCATTGTTCAACATTTTCATTTGCGATAATCATCTTAGTGATATCATCAATAATAGATTTTTGCTGTTTATTTAGTCTTTTAATGTTAAACTTTTGTTTGACTAGATCTGATACATGTTCCTCTAGTTTAGAAGCAAGAGCGAAATTTTCAGATACTTTTTTAGCACTAAACTCGGCTCTAGATTGTTGACCAGTTCCAATTGGACTTACATTCTTTGTGGATTGAGGGGTACTAGAACCAGTTGGTCTTCCAGCTTGAGGTTGGCTACCACCAATTAGTGGTGTATAATAGCCTTGATCTCTTAATTCTTTATATTTAATTTGACTCTCTAATGAAGCTTCTGGATCTGGAAGGCGACCAGTTTCAATTGCTGTAAGACCCTCTTCTGGAGTAAGAACGCCAAGTTCAACAAGACGATTATAAACTCTAGCATATTGAATATCATCCTTAAGGTCAATATCTTCAAAATATGGAGTAGGATAATTTTTAAATCCTAAACTTTTACTTATCCTTACGATTTCTGGAAATAAAAATTCATTTATAAATGCTTCACGAGCTTGTTTTAGTCTTTCTATAAAGACTTGGACCTTAATACTCTGATTAGCAAATTTTTCATCACCAATAAGAATATTGTTTAGACCAATTTGAATATCGCGATCAATTACTTCATACTTTTTAGGGTCAAGAAGATCAGCTATTGCAGGAATAACAAACTCTGCTTTTGTTGTATAATCTGCGATTAATACTCTACCAACACTTTCATTTTGGAATAAAGTTTGCATTGCTTCAAGATTTTTTTGATTAACGCCACCTTTATCTGGATCTGTTCCCATTGTAACAAGAAGAATAGCTTGTTGAGTAGTTCTTGTAACTGCCATATCCATTTTACGCATCTCTGCTTTAGCATTTATATCTTCAAGGACAGGATATCCCATTGGTACAGAAAATGGCTCGTAATCTTGTTTCTTATAAAAGACTGCTACAAGTCTAGCTGTATCTAATGGCATTACTGCACTATTAGTTTTCTTTTTTATATTTTCTTTTACATCATCAGGAAGAGCATCATAAACTTCTTGATCTTCTTGAGTTCTTGGATTCCTTAATCTTTCTAATTCATAATCGCTAAGAACTTTATAAAACTTATTAGAAACAAAACTTATATTCCCACCAATTTGGATATCAGCAGGATTAATAATTATGTAACGAGCAGGAAGAATAACAGAAGCTGCTTTGCTTACTCCAAATGTCTGAGTAATTTTAATTAAATCATCTTCTTTAATATTAGTATCAAAACGATATATAAATACATTACCAGAGCGATAGTATTCACGGAAAAACTTATCTTGAAAACTCCAAAGATTAATTTTATCAAATAGTGCTTCAAAGAAGTCTCTGCTCTTTTGACTACCGCCCTTAAAGTAGATTTTACTAGAACTAAATTCAGTCATAAGATCAATTGTATTTCTGAATATAGCAAAATTATAATAGCATTTTTGACAAAGAATAACTGCATCTCTAACATCCATGTTAGATGCACTATAGATATTTGTTGTTGATCTATTAAATGGAATTAGTCCATTAGAGATATTAGCATATTTATCAGTACGCTCTATTGTTCCAGCTCTATTTCTGCGAGCTTTATCACTACTAGCCTTAATCTCTTTAAATCCAGAACCCGCCATAAGGGGTTCAGTACTAGTTGTAAAGTTAGTCAATTTTGGGTTATTTTCGTCTTTTTTAGCCATTTTTAGTTATTTTTAAAAATTACACCTATTTATAACATTATAGGTCTAAATGTTTCATTTTCAACTTTATCTTGCACTTTAGCCATGTCAAAGTAAATTTTACTTGCCCAATTTCCCAACATAAGAGCTGTATATCTGTCTTTTCTAGCTCTTTGTGCGCTTGTATTTCTTTTAAGATGTTGAGGTAAATCAAATGATTGGATTCCACGACTCGTACTCCTTACTTCTATTAGACTACATTCCTTTTTAGTACCATATATCATATCGTCTTGGTTTTCCACAAAATCTATTAAATTATCAAATCCTGTACTTTTAATATCAAGATTAGATCCAGTTATTCTTCCAAAAGCTTCGCCATTAGCCGAGATACGACTTGCAAACCAGATTTTTTTATGATCAATAGAAGCTTGCAGATATTCATTGCCTCTTCTAATAAATTCGGTTGTAAACATTTGTTTAAAACAAATTCTTTTAGTTTCTTTATTATATTGTCTTTTTGCGTCTTTGATTGTTCTGTCATATTCACTACCTTCTGCATCTGAATTAACATCAAAAAATTTTAATTCAATTCCTGACTTTCTAAATAATTCGTTTTCATTTGCAGAATCTATGAATTGATATCCAGCGTTATCAATGATAATCATATCAATATTAAAATTAGTTATTAGATAATGAAAATATAATATATGGTCTTTTAGATCTCCACCAGCTACAGCATAACTATGGACTAATATTCCATCTTTTTTATCTTCATCTAATTCTATAATGCTCATAGCAAAATAATCTGAACTTGGACTATTACTAAAACTTGGATCAATAGCTAAAATATATTTTTTATCCTTATCACCATAAATTTTTGAAGTAGGTGAATCACCATCTGGAATAGTACATTCATGCATTTTTTTAGCAGAGAAATAACTATCGCTACCATCTGTAAATTGAGCGCAATACTCTCGCAAAAATCCGCTATGACTTAATCCTCCAGCTTGAGCTTCTTCAATAATAGTCTTGTCTACCATTTCTTCTGGTAAAGCCTCATATCCCATTTGACTAACAAAATATGTAGCATCTTTAACAGCTTCTTCAGAATATATGTTTGCAACCCATTCTTTATAAGTTTTATATAAATTCTCAAAAGTATAACTAGCAGAAGAAAGAGCAATCATTTTTGATTTATTAGGAAATACTGTTCGATCCTCTTCTTTCATAATTCCTTCTTGTATTAGCTTATCTTCCATTTCTCTTATTTGAATACGTTCTTTCATATTCTGAGGAGCAACTAAGAATGGCATAAGAACATTTTTAATAATATCTTCTGGTATAAGAAGGAACTCGTCAAGCACAAGAACATTAGCTCGAAAACCTCGAACTTTTTCACCATTGAGAGGAATAGCTACAATATTTCCTCCATTGATCTCCCATTCAAATAAATCATTTCTTTTACTCTTTACTCCAAAAGCCTGCTGTAGTAATTGAGCTTCTTTACTATTAACAATCTTTTCTAAATTTGTAAAAATATTTCTTGCGGTTCTAAAGGTTGGTCCTGCTATAAGTATTTTAGAATTAGGCTCAAATATACATTGAAGAAAGCAATAGACACTAGCAATAAATGATTTAGAGCATCCTCGACCCCAAACGCACATAATTAAATTACGATTAAAGAATGCTTTTAAATTTACCTCTTGGTATGGTGCAAGTTTAATCCCACTGATAAGTTCTGTTGTTATACCAAGATTAGCTCTAAGAAATTTAGCAAGTGTTATCTTAGCTTCTTTATCAAGCATAGGTCCTTGTATTTCTAGTAGTTGTTTATTTATATCTACTAGATCTTTTTTAGTATATTTCTCTGGACAATGCCACATATTAAATGATACCTAAATCAACTAATAATTGCAAATCATATTTCTTATGAAAACAATTACCAGTTAATATTTTAATTAATAATTCAGATGCTCTTTTTCTACCATCAGCAAATATAAATTGTATATTATCATACTTTTGATTTAGTTCTCTTACTCTATGAAAGATAAATTCTGGAGTAGCTTTAATCTTCTTGGAAATATGAGGAAGATAATTAAAAGAAAGTGCATCAGTTATAGA